CCGCCTGTGCGTCGGCACCCGCGCCAACTCACGCTCGTAGTCGGCCAACGCCTGCTGCGCCATCCCCCGAAATGCCTCCGCCTGCTTCACCTTGCTCACCCGCTGCTCGCCCTCGGTGTACTCCCAGGCATCCCGCGCCGCCTTGTCCGCCTGCATCTGCAAGCATAGCGCCTTGGCATACAGGAGCAATACCCGGGCGTCGGTATTCGTCAGATCGGCGTATTCAGTGTCACCGTCAGAAGCCTCCCCCATGTACCTGGCGCAGTACCGTAGCTCGTAGTCGTGGGCCACGTCGGGCGTGGGGTAAAAGGTGATGTGCCCGTCCCCCTTGATCTCCCATTCCTCGTCGTAATAATCCGCCGATTCGGGCGCCCGCAGCCTGATGACCTCCAGGAAGTCCACTGGCAGATCGTAGTCTGCCGTGTCCGCCACCAGGTTTAGCGTCTCGGTGGCCACGATGGGATTCCGCAGGCCGTAGGCATCTATGGCGTCCTCCACCGCCTGCTCGTATTGGCTGCTGGATGGCACACTATTGTACGCCGGCACGTCCGCCGTCAGCCGCGCCACCAGTATACTTAACAGATAAGCCATCGGGCATCACTCCTGTTTCTTGCTCCGCCTCCGCATAGGCTTGTCCTCGACGACCACAGCCTCAGCTTTAGCCTCGGACTCGACCTCAGCCTCAGCCTCGACCTCAGCCTCAGCCTCGGCCAACCCGCTCCCCACCAGGCTCTCGGCGTACCAGGCCGGGAAGTCCACCACCTCGCCCTCCTCCCGCACCCTGGCCCCCACCTTGTCGCCGCCGAACTCACTATATCTCAGCGTCTTCAGTATCCTGACCCTCATATCGCCTCCCACATTCGTAGTAGCCTCTTCAGTGGCTCGTTATGGGGGCGGGGAAGCTTGTACTGAGCTTGTCGAAGTAGAGAAGAAAGATGCCCCCGCCCCCGTCGTCGTTTAGTCTATTCGGTACAGGATTTGCACCGTCGCCGCCCCCGCGCTGGAGTTTCCGTTCTGCCCCGTGTACTTGCACAGCACGGTCACGTTGCTGGAGCCCACGTCGCCCACTTTGGCGTAGGGCATGGTGGCGTCAGCACCCATGCGCTGTACGCCTACCGCGCTCACCACGCCATTGGCGATGTACTCGTTGGGCGTCTCCGCCGTATAGCCGCAATTCAGCAAGTCGGTCCCCGTGTCGTTGAACGCCGTGGTCACGATCAGCATGATGTCCACGATGTCGGCATTGGCCGGGATCACGAACATCGTCTTGTTGGTAACATTCGTGTAGGCCACCGTGTTCACCCCGGCGATCACCGCCCCGTAGTTCGTCGCCGCCGTCGGCGCGATGACCACCGTGCCACTGTTGTTTGGCAAGGTAATCGTCCTGTCCGCCGTCGGATCGGTGATAGCCAGAGTCGTCTCGTAGTCGTCGGCCGTCGCCCCCTCAAACAGCAGATTGACCCCGATGTTCGTCGTCGTACCGCCCTGGATGTCCAACGTCGCGCCACTTCGCGTCTCCAACTCGCCACCACTGGCCACCACGAACTTGGCGCACCCCTGTTCCCGATAGACCGCACACTGATACTGCGCGAACGGGTCTTCCCCAGGCGCAGGACACAACACCGAGCACCCCACCGCCGACGCCACCATGCCCACCAGGATCAACGTCAGTAGAAGTTTGCGCTTCATGTTACCTCCTCGTTTGTTTGATTCGGGGGTGCGGACATCCGCCCGCACCCCGCTATTCGGTTAGTTCACCCAGTAGAACTGGTTGTCGCTCGGGCACACCGCCGCCGTTTGGGTCACTGGCAGGTGTCGCGGCTCCAGCAGGAACAACACGTCGGCATAGGACCCGTTCGTCAGTGTCCCGCTCACCGCCACCGCCAGGAAGTGATGGTCGGCGGGCAAGGTGTCGGTCTTGATCGACCACACCAGCACCTGCCCGTCGTCAGCGGTCACGTCCGGCGTCTTGGCCAGGGTAGAATCGATCCTGTCCAGCGTGCCGTTGGCCGCATCCGAGCACTTCGGCTCGAATACCGGCGAGTCCGAGGCGTGCAGCGTCCCCAGGTGGATCAGGATGTGCACGTACTCGTATCCGCTCACGTCGACGAACGACCCGCTGGCCGGTAGGGCCGATACGCCCGATAGCGCTGTCTCGCAGTTGGCGTTTCCCCGCGCGATCAGATAGTTGTTGGCTAAAACCCTGTTTCTCATCTGCTTACCTCCTGTTCATCTCGCTAGGTGGAGCACTTCTGGGCCACGAACCGCCAGGTCTCCACGCACTCACCGCCCAGCCGCCGCCGCGCCACGTAGCACACCTGGTTGATCCGCGCCGTCGCCGAATCGATGTAGCGCTCCACGCTCATCCCCACGCGATCGACGATCACGTATCCCCGCAGGTCGCCGAACAGCAGCGGGAAGGCGTTGGCGGCGATGGTCGGCATCCCCTCCTGTTCCAGCACGGGATACCCCAGCAACCGGTCGGGCTGGCCGCTCTGGTAATTGCGCTCCCAGATGTACTCGCCGTCGCCAGTCTTCAGCTTGCGGATGTCACGATAGGTCGCCTTCTCAGCGACGAACGCCGCGTTCTGCCGATACTGCGCGTCTATCGCATACACCAGGTTGATGATCCCGTCCGCCGTCAGCTCGTCTGCGTCCCCACTGACCACCTGCTGGTCCGTGCCCAGCACCCCGATGCCGCTGTCCTTCAGGATGCCCTCTGGCTTCCCATGCCCATCCCCGGTCAGGAACTGGTTGTCCTCGTCGATGGCCTGCGCACTGGCGAACGAATCGGCCAGCCAGGCCACGATGTTGAACGCCGCGTCCTCGACCAGATTGCGGCTCAGGAACGTCTCGGCCATCACCGTGTGCACCGGGATCCTCTCCAGCCCAAAGGTCAGGTTGGTGGCCGCTGTGCCCGCTGTGGGCGTCTCGTCCACCCACGTCACCCGCACCGCGTCACGATACTGCGACGTGCCGCCGGTGATCTTGGGCAGCTCCACGGCGTCACGGGTCGTCTGGATCACCCTGGCCTTGGGGCGGATCACCGTCAACGCCGCCATTCGGCTGATCACCTCGGCCCGCCAGTCCTCGGGCACCACGTACCCGCCCAGCGTGTCCGCCGATTCGACCATCACCGTCTTCATGGCGTACACGTCCATCCCCTCCATCAGGGCCTGCTTGATGGTGCTGGGCGTCCACAGAAACTCCCTGGATTCACCCTTGCCCGTGCGCAAGTACTTGGCGAATCCCTGCCACTGCTGCCAGCGCTTCTGCTCGTAATCCACGCCATGCAGGTCGGTCAGGATGGCCTTCACCGCCGCACCCTCGTCGCCGAACTGCATCTGGTAAATGGTCTTGATGGCCGCCGCCTGATTCTGCGCTGGCTTCGGCTCGCCCTCCGTCGGCAGATCAACTGGCAGCGTCACCGCCCCAGCCGCATCCAGGATGCCCTGCGCCGACTTCAACGCCTCGGCCTGCTGCCGCAGCTTCTCCGCCTCGGCCAGAAGCTCGTTGGCCTTCCCCACGTCGGACGTCTCCGCCGTCAGCAGGGCCTTGGCCTCCGTAGCCTTAGCCTTGGCTTGCTTGTAAAGCTCCTTGTAATCCATACTGCCTCCTTATTCGTCTAAACTCAATAGCTCCTCGGCCTTCGCCCTGGCGATGGCCACCTCCAGGCCAGGTGCCCCCGCACCTGCTCCGCCTCGTGGCGCCTCCGCCAGGCCCACGGCCTCCAGATATGACTTCAGGGGCATGACCTGCGTGCCCCTAAACTCCGCAGGGATGGGCGTCAGGCTGCCCTCCACGATGGGCCAGCGAGTGATCTCCCCGTCGGGCTTCACCCGAATCAGCCGCTTCACCGACCCGCTCGACCAGTGGAGTTTCCCTGCCTGCACCATTTCGTGGATCATCCTCTCGTATTCGTCGGCCATGTCCAGCACCGTCTCCGCCCAGATGCCCACCTGGTCGCGCTTCGCCTTGAGCGGCTGCAACAACCGCTCCGCCAGCGGTCTCAATTCGACCTTGAGGGGAATTCCGTGATGCACCATCGTGTCCGCCCCATCGCCGTCGTGTAATCCATAGTATGTGCTGGGCGTGAACCACTGCCCCGTCAGGTCTTTCTCATCTTCCTTGCCGAACCTGACCACATATCCACCGACGCGCCCATCGCCCAACGCCTTGATCTCCCCACCGAAAGCGATCACCGTGTCCTCGTCGGAACTGGCCAATGGCAAGCCCTTCTCCCCCACCGGGCGGTATTCCACCTCCACCTTCACCGGCTCGCCGAATTCGATCCCGTCATCACCGATCTCGTAGGAATAGGCATAGAGGCCCTGCGGCGTCTCCACGATCACCCGGTCCTCGAACACCTCCTTGGGCCAATACGATCCCGACACCTCACCCGGCACGCCCGGCTTCACGAACTCATTCCGCCAGGCATCGCGCACCTGCCGCGCCTGCTCGTCCAGGCTGAGAGCCTTGCCGTCATCCACGGCCAGCCCCTTGAAGCTCATCCCCATCTTCGTGCCAACCATCACCAGGCGCCGCCGGTAGCCTGTGAGCGTTTTCGTTGCCGCGCTTTTCACCCAGGAACGCACCTTGCCTATCCAGGAGGGCTTGCTCAACATCTTGCCGCCAGCACCCGTTCGGGATGGACAAGCATTGAACAAGCGGTCTTCCAACTCCTCCAGCGTCATGTCCTCCAGCGCCACGGACTTTCCGCCTTCCTCTTTCTCTTTCTTCTTCTTCCGCCTATCCAATTCGGCATCGATGATCCCAATCAGTTCCGTGATGTCCGATTTGGTCAGGTGCCACTCCTTCTCGCCCTCGCCACCCTCGGCTTTGTAAGCCTCCACCAGCTCCTCGAACGTGACCTCCTCACCGCCCACGTCGAAGACCACCCCCTTCAAATCCTCTATCTCCATCGCCTTGCCTCCTTTGGCCCGCCGCCACTGCGAATAACAGATGGCCACGGCCTGCTTTCGCTGTTTATCGTCGTCCTTGTCCAGCCCCTCCGATTCGATCACCAGAGGGACACACCGCCCTATAAAATCGTTCTCTTTCTCCTTCGCTAATGGCTTCGGTAATGGCATCGTTCCCTCCCACGCAGAAATAAAAAACGCCGCTTCTGCTCAGCGGCGTTCACCTACGCGACTACTGCTGACAAAAGCGGCGTTCTGTTCAGACTGCCTGATATGTAACTGTACTTGTTACGTTTTACATTTTACCTACCAGTAGCTACCAGTTCTTCCTCTCGTCTTTCAGGGTTGCCTTTCTATAATTCTACTACGTTTCACCTCTCTCCGCAATTCCGCCGTGCGCGGCTCGATTCCCAGCCTGCGCTCCAGCGCATCCAGTAGCATCAACATCGCCTGTCTCACCATCATCCAAAACTCACGCTCGTCCATCACCCCGCCCAAATCGAGAGCAGCCACGGCAACAGCCCCGTCAGGTCGAACAAGTAGCCGTAATCCTCCGCCCCCTCCTCGCCGTACAGCCACCCCCTGATACTCTCGATTGCCTCCTCCCTGGCCACCGTCACGGGTCGCAAGCTGCACATGCAATGAGGATGATCTGGATAGGGCGGCACCATCTCCACCGGCCACATCCCAGGCCCGTAGCCATGCTCGTCGGCGGTAGCGTTCTCCTCACAGTTGCAATCCCACTCCCCCGTTCGGTTGGGCGAAAGCGCCCACTCGATGACGTGCACGAACGGATTCGCCAGCGCCGCCGCGATCACCCCCCGCCCCAGCGCCGCCGTGATCTCCGTCCTCGCCAGCCGCCGCGCATCGTAGCTGCCCCATCGCCCGTAGGGTCGTTTGGTGCGAATACCCACCCGCTCCCGCTTGAGAAACTTCTCCAGCTCCTTGGCGATGTCCACTGCCGCCGTGCCGTTGCGGATGTGATAGTCCAGCAGCTCGTCGATAGCGTTCCTGGTGCTCACGCCAGCCCGCCACACCCTGTCGCTCAGGCGGTAGCCGTCTGGACCCACGAACAGGTGTAACACGTCATACACTACCCCAAAACGATGCGATACCCAGGGATAATCACTCAGCGGCATTTTCAGGTTCAGGACTCATCAGCTTCACAAGATTTTGCACACATTCGAGTAATTCATTGAGCATAGTTCTGCCCCAGGCAAACTGGCGAATGAAAAACAATGGACAAGATTGGTCTAACTCAAGATTCGCAAAACTCACCATATTTAGATCCCGCAGATTCTTGCCTTCCATCGCCAGGATCAGATCCCAAAAGGCCGCACGTTCCCCGCTCGTCATCTGAACCAGCCAATCGCCTGTCGGTGTCCTGCCTATATCTTTCATTTCTAGCACTCCTTTCTAGGGTTGCTTAACCTCTCGCCCCGCCATCTCCAGCCTCAAATCCTCGGGCAGCATCCGATCCAGTATCTCCACCGTGCCCTCCAAAGCCAGCTCGATCATCGCCTGCTGCCCCTCAGCGATGATGCGCGGAAACGCCGCCTGCGGCTGGTTGTCGTCGTCGAACGGCCGCCCGTCGGCCCCCAGGAACGCCCGCCCCACCAGCCTGGCCGTCTCCACCCGCAACTGCTGCAACGCCTGGAGAGGCACCGTCCCATCGGGCCCCTGCGCCCTCAGCACCAGATCGCCCACGTCGTGCGCCAACTGGTCGAACAGCGCGTCCATCTCCCGCTCCGACTTCACCAGTTGACGTAACATCGCCGCCCGCCCCGTGCTCATCACCCTAACTCCATCGCCAACTGCGCTCGCTCATCCTCGACCCGCCCCTGCCAATATGCAATCCTGGCCCTGGCGATCTCGGCGTACTCCTCGCTGATCTCGATCCCCAGCCAGTTCCGCCAGCCAGCCCTGATTGCCCCGATGATTTCAGACCCCGTACCGCAAAAGGGGACAAGGATCACCGCCTCATCGAGGTATTCCCCTGGAGGACGGATCAGCTTCGCCAGGTATTCGGTCAGGGTGAGGGGCTTGATGGTGGGGTGAGGATTATGCAGCTTGTCGGGCTTACGTGCTTGGTATGCATCAGCCTTTGGCCCATTCACGCCGCCGCCCCCAGAAACATCTTGCCATCTGTAAATCTTCATCTCCTCCAGCCCCGCCTCCCTCTCCCCCCTGCTCGCCTTGGCGCAGTAGAAGAAGCGGGATGCATTGCCTTTTTCGCCAGCATCAAAGTAAAGGGGGCCTTGCGGATGCCATCGGCCATAAGTTACAGTTTTGCCCGGAGGATATATAGCTTGTCGCCCTGGGGACCCGGGA